CTCCTAGAGATCCAAAAGCTCCAATTAGTTTGATTGCTAATTGTAGATGTACAGAAGCATATATTGAGGTTATAGATGAGTGAAATAAAAAGACCAGAGAATCTTTCTTTTAAGAATGCTCCTATTGAGCTAAAAGAGGATGGAGATAAAAGATATATAGAGGCAGTTTTTTCATTATTTGACACTATAGATAGTGATAATGATGTAACAAAAGCCAATGCCTTAAGATCAGGATATACAGGCAATAAAGTGCCATTAGTCTGGAATCATGATTGGAGTAAGGTAATAGGTAGAGGCATCATAGAAACAGATAATCAAAAAGCTGTTTTTAAAGGATATTTTCTTAATACAGAAGCAGGGAAAGAAGCATACAACACAGTCAAAGAGATGCAAGATATGCAACAGTTCTCTTATGGGTTTCAAGTAATGAAATCATCAAAAGGAACTCATATTGACTCTAAAGGAGAGGAAGTTCCTGTAAGAGTATTAGAGGATGTTAAAGTATGGGAGGTTTCTCCTGTGCTAGTAGGTGCTCAGCAGAACAGTTTTGTTCAAGCACTTAAATCAGGTTTAGAGCCTGTAGATGAGGAAATCAAAGCAGAAATGCAGATTGAATCTACAGAGCCAAAAGTTTCAAGTGAAACTGATGCAAGTATCAGTAAATCATCCCAACAGGGCATGAGGCTTGGAGAACATGCTGTAACTTCTCTTGAGGAGTTAAAGGCATTCACAGAGAGAATAGAGGATCTTGCTTCTCTTAGAAACTCTGAAAAGAAAACATTAAGCTCAAAATCTACAGAGATGATACAAACATACTTAGCAGGACTAAATGCAATTTATATTAAGTTGGATGATGTCTTAGCAGAGTATGGATATGATCCTGTTAAAGATAATGAGCTGTTTATTGAAGTTCAAAAGAACTTAATGAACAATAATTAAATAGGAGAAAAATAGTGAGTACACTTAAACAAATGAGAGCTGAAAAAGCTCAAAAAAGTGAGGACTTAGCTAAGATATTTGATTCTGTTCAAGATATGGCAGAGCTTTCATCAGATCAAAAAGAGGAAATCAAAAAAAGAAATGATGAATTGGCAGAGCTTGGAGATAAAATCACTGAGCTTACAGATCTTGAGGAAAAGAAATCTGCTCTAAAAGATGAAATGGATAACTCAAAGAAAGTTTCTGGAATGCCTGTATATGGAGAGCCAGAAGTTGATGAGCCAAAAACTCTTGGGCAACAATTCTTAGATTCAAATGCTTATAAGTCTTTTGTGGATCATGGTATTAAAAATGTTCCTTTTGAAGCTAAAACAACAGTTACAACTTCAGTATGGACTAGAGATACCATCTATCAGCAAGTAATTCCTGCTATAGAGCCAGATCCAAATCCTGTATTAGATTTGATTGATTCAATTAATACAGATCAAACAACATACTATTTCTTGCAAGAAACAGCAACAAACAATGCTGCTGAAACTGCAGAAGCTAATGCAGCTCCAGAAGATGCTTTCAGCTATACAGCTGTAACTGCACCTGTAAGAAAATTCATAACAACTTTACCTATCACAAGTGAATTGTTAGAGGATCAAGCAGGAGCAAGAGCATATTTTGATGGCAGATTAGCTAATCATGTCTTGCAAAGATTAGAACTTCAAGTAATTGGAGGAGATGGTGTTGCACCAAATATCAAAGGTATATTAAACCAATCAGGTATTAATGCAATTACTTACTCAGCAGGAGCATATCCTGATACTGTTGGTGGTAAATTAAGAACAATCCTAGAGGGTATCAAAGATGTAGAAGTCAATGGTAAATTAGCACCAGATGCTATTGTCATGTCTCCTGCAGCTTATGAAGCACTTGCAGGACAAGTTGATGGAAACAAAAACTTTATGCTTGGTGCTTCTGCTTTCTCAGGAAGCCCAACTATTTGGGGATTGCCTGTTGTAAAATCATCTCAAATTGGTGGAGCAGTTAGCTCCTCAGTTGATGTTGTATTAGGTAAATTTGGTGGTGGACTTGCAGTTAACCATGTATTTAGGAGAGGAATGGAATTACAAATTTCTGACTCTGCTGCTGATGGAGACTTTGGTAAGGACATCCTTACTGTTAAGGCTTCATTAAGATATGCTTTAGCTGTATATAAACCACAAGCATTTACTTCAATAGCAGATATTGAATAAATAGATTATGTCTAAGCAGAGCCACACTTTTGTTATGTCAACTCAGGTTGTTGGCTCTGCTTGGGATATGGAGAAAAATATGAAATTAGTAGAAAAACCAGAGCAAAAAGTTTGGAAAGACAAAGAATCTGGAAAAATGAAACAATGTGCAGATAATCCTTTTGAAAAAGGAACACTTGTAGCAGGTTTAGGAGATCCAATTCCTGCTGAACTTGGAAAGAAAGCTGCAAAGAAAAAAGTAGAAAATAAAGCTGTAAAGCCATCAGAGAATAAGTAATAAATAATGCCTGTTGCAATTCATACTTATGTTACTGTTGATGAACTTAAAGGATGGTTAGGGATTAGTGGATCAGCACAAGATACTAACTTAACTTATGCACTAGAAGCTGCTACAAACTTAATTGATGAGTTTTGTGGCAGGGTTTTTTATGTAGAAAAAGACTCTGGTGTAGATGTTTTGCAAACAAGATATTATGATTGTGAATTTCAAGACTTTATAGAAGTAGATGATATATCAACAACTACAGGATTAGTTGTTAAAACACTTAATGCAGATGGAACTGATGATCAGACTTTAGTTAGAGATACTGATTATTATTTAGCTCCATATAATGCAGATAAGTTACAACCTAGAATGCCTTTTGACAAAATCTATATGGCTATAGAGAATGGTGGTAAAGTTTTACCAACAAATCATAGGAGAGGATTAGCTGTAACAGGTTATTTTGGCTTTCCTATTCAAAGTGGTAATAATCATCAACCTGCTGCTGTAACACAAGCATGTTTAATACAATCTGCTAGATTTTGGCAGAGAAAGAATAGCCCAATGGGATTTTCTGGTAATCCTGAAACAGGACAAGCTCCTGTAATATTTTTAAGTGAATTAGATCCAGATGTTAAAACAATGCTTAAGCACTATAAGAAATCAACAACAACTCTTGCTTCAGGCAGACCATACACAGGACTTACTGCAATAAATAATCAAAGACAGTATGGTGTATGAAACTAACACTAAATGGAGCTTTAGACTTATCTAGGTCTATTAATTCACAAACAATCTGGAATAAAAGAAGTACAGATTATTTTAATGAACTAGCAAAAGAATTAAAACAAGATTCTTTAAATGCTTTAGAAAATAAGCCATCTCCTAGATCTCAAGCAGGTAGAGGCAATAAGAACACAGGTGCAACTAGGAGAAGTGTATTTACAGCTAAGTTAGGCAATACAAATAGGCTTAGAATGTCTGAGGGCTTTAAATTAGCTACAGATAGACAATATGCTCCATTTATTCATGGTAAGCCAATATTTAGAGGATTTAGCCCAATTAGGAGAACTAGACCATTCTTTCCACCATACAAAGAGGGTAGTAGTCTTGCTAAGTGGGCTAAGAGAGGACAACCTAAACTTAATCCATTCTTAGTTGCTAGAGCAATATCTAAGAGAGGTTTAAAAATGAAGCCATTCATTGGTGGTGTTGTCTATGAGAAACAGAAAGAGATTAAGGACAGAGGGCAAGAGATGTTAGAATTAATTGCAAGAGATATAGCTAGGAGTGTTAAATAATGGCTTTACTTACATCAATTAGAGATGGGCTTAAAACTAATTTAGAAACAATTTCAGGTTTAACTGCTTATGAGTATGTGCCAGATTTTATAGATCCACCTATAGCTCTAGTAGCTCCTTTAAATAGTTTAAATTATGATTCAACAATGGCTAGAGGTGCTGATACTTATGAGATTCCTATAGTAGTATATATTTCAAGAATAGATGCAGAAACAGCACAAGATGGAGTAGATGCTTACTTAGCTTCAACAGGAGCAACTTCTGTTAAAGCAGCAATAGAAAGTGATCCTACTTTGGGAGGTGCAGC